ATGCCACGATTACAACATGAGGTTGAGGTAGAAAATCCAAAAACCAAAGTGAAGAGTAAAATTATGCTGAGTGGGCTACAAAGTTTTTTCGGATAGCCCTCTCACATGATAATTTAGAGAATTATTATCAGGTGAATTTTGCATTAATGCAACACCATAAATATTCTTTAAGTGAACTCGAAAACATGATACCGTGGGAGAGGGAAATTTATATGGATTTATTAATAAACCATATAAAAGAAGAAAACGAAAAACAGCGAGAGAGGGCTGCAAAAGGGAAATGAGTACAGAAATAAAAGAAGATGTTAAGGTTGCAGAACCTAAACAAAAAATACAAGTCGATTTAGAAGTCGATACTTCAATCAAAGACCTTGGTGTAAATCCATATGCTAAATTAATTCATATGGCAAGAGCTGTTGACGCTTGGAGAATATTTCCAAGATTGTTTCTTACAGTTTACATTGTTCTATTATACAAATGTGTAATATGGTATATGAACTTAGGTGCTCCGACTATGGAACAGAGTGGGTTAATCAGTATCGTTGTTGGTGCTGGCGCTGCCTGGTTTGGTCTATACACAGGCACAAGTAAAAGTAAAAAATAATGGCAGAGAATAAGGGTAAAACTAAAGGCGCAATATTAGGAGCTGTTCAATCAGCACAGATGGCTGTAGGTTCAATGTTAAAAGGTGGACAAATGGCTATGGGTGGTGGTGACGGTGGCGCTTCACAATCAATACCCTTATTAGAAGATTTAAGGTCAATAGGTAGAGAGAATGAAAAGAATACAGAAAGTATGCTTAGCATTTTCAAGGCAATGTTTATCTTTGACAAAGAACAAGCCGCTCGATTAAGAGACCAAGGTAGAGAAAATGCACAAGAAGTGCCAGCAGGTCCAACTGGTGGTATGAAAGGTGATATCAAAGAATTAAAAGATTCTAAAGGTATACCTGGTGTATTGGCAGCTGCGGCTGCCTTGACAGCTTTGGCTGCATTTGCCAGAGGTACAATGTTTGAAGACTTGATTAGATTACCTGGTCAGTTAAAAGGTATTAAGGGAATGGCTACCTTTGCAACAGGTGTATCTAAAATTGGTACATTAGGTCTAGGTGCAAAATTTATAGACAATGCAACAGACAGTTTAAAATTATTTAAATCAAATTTCATTTTAAGATTAGATGAATTAAAGTTAGCTGCAAAAAACAAATTTGCTTCTGTTAAATTTCCAGCATTTACAGGCCTCGCAAAATATATTGATGATTTAGATTTTGTTAAATTTATCAAGAATTCAAAAGGTTATGCATTAGCTGTTACTTCATTAAAAGGTATTCAATCAGGTATTTCTAGCGTCATGGGACCTATGAAAAGTGCATTTACATCCGTATTTGGTTCTGCTGGTGGAGGTGGTCCTGCCGGTGCAGGCGGCGGTGGCGGCGGTGCAATTAATAAAATATTGTCACCATTGAGAGCAATTGGTAGAGTTATTGGTAAACTATTCTTGCCTATTACATTAGTTATGGGAATATTTGATGGTTATACAGGTTTTATGGAAGAATATGAAAAAGAACAAAACTTTATTGACGGTATCAGAGGTGCAGTAGAGGGTATCGTAGATGGATTTATTGGTGGTTTTGTGAGATTGGCTACAGGTGCAGTTGCAGCTGGTTTAGAATTTCTAGGTCTTGATAATTTGGCAACAATTATAGATAATTTTGGTAATGACATCACTGCTAATTTTAAAACTGCCGTAGGTGGTCTAGTTGATTTTGTAACAGGTATATTTACATTAGACTTAGAAAGAATTACAAAAGGTCTTAAAAACTTAGTTGGTGGTACAGCAGATTTCTTATTCACACTTGTGACAACACCAGTTGACGCTGCTATAGCATTTGTACAAGACATATTTAATCTAGGTGACCCCGAAAATCCATTTACTATAAGAGGTTTCTTATTTGGTGATGAGGCAACAGGTCAAGAGGGTGTAGTAACTAAAGCAGTAAATTTTGTTAAAGACTTATTTAATATGGATGGTCTAAAAGAAAAGTTTGCTAATATAAAAAATAGTGTACTAGATTTTGGTAAGAGAGCCAAGGCAGTAGTAGCTGCTAGTGCAGCTTTTGTCAAGGCAGGTTTTCCAGGTGGTGAATCACCAACAGAGGCGTACAAGAGAGTTTTTGATGAAGTTATGAACGCAGGTGGTAGTGGCGATAGTGATGTAAAAGGTGGTGAAGAACTTGCAAAATCTAGTGTAACAAATGTTCAAGGTGATACAACAGAAACAACTTATAAGACTGATACTATTAATAATTATGGTAAAAATGGTGAAGATGGTTCAGTTGTATATATTGATAACTCAACTAAACAAAATAATAATACTAATAATAATAAGAATGAAACCTACACAGGTCAATTGACAACAGGTAGTGATTCATATTTTGATAGAGAAGCCTACGGTGGTTAATATTGACCAAGGTCTTTTTCAGTAATAATCTTAAACTTCATACCATTATCACTACAATATTCACGAGCTGCTGACCATTTGGCTTGATTTTTGATAAACTCAAAACTCTCTCTCATATATGTTTTAGTTTTCTTTTTAGGTGGTTTTGGTTTTACTGCTTGACGAGATGGTTTTATCTCTATCATAAACTTCTCATTATTACAAGTCTTAACAATAAAATCAGGAAAGTATCTGTGCCATTTCTTATCAAGTGGGCTATAATATCTAACTGGTAATTCTTCACTTGCCCAAAATTCTATATCTTGATTAAGGTCACAGTATCGCATAAACCGTCTTTCAAGTAATGAACGATACACTATTTGTTTGGTATTACCGACATATTTCTTTGGATTGGTTGGTTTATATAAACCTTGATAACTCTTTCTCATATCACTCTTATTACCTATATAAATATTACTAACTAAGGATTATTTATACATGGCATTTAAAGCATTAGGACAACACATCAAAAATTTAGCAATACCACATGTAAGTAGTATTGTCAATAACTTTGTAAGTAACGGAAGTCAAAAAGACGCAGGTAAAGTGGCTGCTAAGTTGATGAAAAAGTCAGGTATGGATATACCAGATAGTCCATCACAAGCACAAGTAGCCAACCCATTACAATTTAGTCCTGTACAATATCCTTTAGACTTAGGTAGTAACGAGTTAGGTCATTACATATTATTTGAATCAGGTTTTGTAGGATATAGTCCACAAACAAGTCAATTTCAAAATAAGAAAGTAGCAAAAGGTGTAGATAGATTTGGACATGAAATATATGGTTATGAACCATTTGAAAAACAAAAGATTACAGCAAAGACACCATCACATTCTATTTCTACCTCAGGTATTGCATTGTATATGCCAGCAGGTATCAAGACAAGTTACAATCAATCATATGACGCAGACACAGAAACAGGTTTAGTAGGAGATGTAGAGGCGGCTGGTGTTGCTATTAGTGGTGCAGAGGGAACTGCCGCTAAAGTTGAAGCTGCATTATCTGGTGTCGTAGGTGCAACAGCTAGAAATGCTAAACAGATTTTAGGTGAGTTTGTGTCACTTGCAGGTGTTGGTGACCCCGTAAGATTTATGGCAAAAAGAGCTGGTGTTGCAGTTAATCCTAGAAGTGAGTCATTTTACAGCTCACCTCAACAGAGAACTTTCTCATTTACATTTGATTTTTGGCCTAGAAGTATGGAAGAGGCAGAGGCAGTAGAAAAGATTATTGCCATATTTAAATACAATTCAGCACCAGGTTTTAAAGCAGGTACATTAGGGTCAGTATTTACAACACCAAACTATTGGAAAATTAGTTACATGTTTAATACAAAAGAAAACTCATCATTAAATAAAATTGGTGCGTGTTATTGTACAGATGTAGAAGTTGACTATTCACCTGATGGACAATGGACTACATTTGGTGATGGTAAACCTGTTCATACTAAAATGACAGTTAATATGTTAGAAGACAGAATTATTACGAAACAAGATATTGAGCAAGGCGCATAATGAAATACTTTAATCAATTTCCAGGCATAGATTACGACTTGAAAGGTGACGGTAATAGAACTATTGTAACAGATATTTTTAGAAGAGTCAAGGCAAGAAGTAAGATTGTAAATAATGTATCAGCATTTGATAAGTATGATGTACAAGAGGGTGAGAAACCTGAAGATGTTGCATACAAAATATATGGTGACTCAGATTATTTTTGGGTTATAACACTTGTAAATAACATTGTCAATAGATATTATGACTGGCCATTAGACGAGTATGTATTTCAACAATATGTAAAAGACAAATATGCCAACGCAGACGGTATACACCATTTTGAGAGAACACAAGATAGTGGACCTCAAACAGGAGATGGTCCGGCAGACTATTCACACCTAATAGAGTGTAACGAAACAGACGCAGGTGCTCAATCAGTATCTAATATAGAACATGAGAGAAGATTACAAGACAAGAAAAGACAGATTAAATTACTTAACAGAAATTATTTACCTGCCTTTGAAACAGAATTTACCAATTTGATTAGAAGATAATGACATGCCAACAGAATCAGATATACTAGATAAAGTCGGTAAGTACAACTTATCTGAACTATCTATCGTTTCATACAGACAAGACAAAGAAGACAGTAAACCTAAGTTTATCGACATAAAAGGTATTATGTTGACCATGACTATTACTGAGGACATATTTAACAACAGTCTATCAGGTGCATTAACAGTCTATGATACGCAAGATGTAAGAACAATATTACCACTTACCGGATTAGAAAGATTATCAGTCAAGTTTAATACACCAGGTCTACCAGGTTATGAAATGACCGAAGACAATGGTGTGCCATTTCAAATATACAAGGTAGATAGTGTAAGAAAAGACCCGACAAATGATATTGGTCAATTCTATAAGATATATTTCTGTTCGCCAGAGATGTATAACAATCAACTAACAACAGTCAGTAGAGCATACACAGGTCCTGTAGAGGAGGGTGTAAAAGATTTAGTCAGGTCAAAGAAATACCTAAACAGTAAAAAACTATTATATGTAGAACCAACTAAGACAAATGCCAAGTATGTAATACCTAGTATGAAACCATTTAAGGCAATTAATTTCTTAGCGTCACAAGCCATAGCAGGTAAATACAATAACGCAGGTTATAGGTTCTTTGAAACAAGTCGTGGGTTTCATTTTAGAAGTTTAGAATCCATGTTGGC